CGTGAAAGCGTCGCCGGAGACCTTGGTGAAGCCCGAGGTCGTGATCGCGCCCGCAGTCGCACCGTTGGCGATCTCGATCAGGAAGCTGCCGGGGTTGGCGGGCGGCGCGAGGGTATGCGCCCCGTTGTTGGTGTAGTGCTGCACGTTGCCGTCGACCGAGGTCGGCGTGTAGGTGCCGGTCGAGACGGTACCGCCGTCGAAGGAGGTGTAGGTGGCCTTCGGGTTCACCAGGCGGCCGTTCGCGTCGAGCGTGACGAGCTTTAGGGCGGCGATGATCTGGGTCCAGGTCGAGATGACCGGGGCATCGCCGGCCGCGCTGTCGAACTGGAAGACGGTGTCGGCGAGGATCGGCGTTGCCTTGGCCGAGATCGACCCGCCATCGGTGTTGTCGATCACCTTCCGCCAGTCGCTCACGGTCGCGGTGCCGGTCGAGAAGTAGAGGTCGTAGCCGTTGGTGTCGACGTAGAGGAGGCCGACGCTGGCCGGGGCCGCCGAAGGCACGCCGGAGCCGACAGTGACCGATCCGCCGCCGGCCGGCGCCGCCCAGGTGCCGTCGGCGCGCAAATAATTCGTGGTGCCGCCGCCCGAGGCCGGGACGAGGCCCCTGAGCGCCGTGGTGAACACGTTCAGCGCGGCCGTCAGGTTCGCGGCCGAGATCACCCCGGTCAGCCCGGCGACAGAGGTGATCGGCATGGTGATGTCGATGTGGATCCAGTTGCCGGAGTAGGTCGAGGTCGAGGCGTTGTTGACCAGCGCCATGACCATGTCGCCGACGACAAAGGTGATCGAATTGACTGTGCCGCCCGCCGAGCAGCGCCAGATCTCTCCGGCCAGCGCCGTGCCGCCGCCGGGAAAGCTGCCGGAGGCAGGGGCCCAGTCGCCCCGGAAATGGCTGTGGTTCGCCGCCGCCTTGCCGGCCAGCGCCGTCGTCATCGTAGCCGCGAAATTGGCGTCGTTGCCGAGCGCCGCGGCCAGCTCGTTGAGGGTATCGAGCGCGGCGGGCGAGCTGGCGACGAGGGCGGCGATAGCGGCCTGAACGAATGCCGCCGTGGCGATCTGCGTTGTGTTGGTGCCGAGCGCAGCAGTCGGCGCGCTCGGCGTGCCCGTCAGGGCCGGAGACGCGAGCGGCGCTAGGGGGGCCAGCACCGCGGGGTCAACGGTCCAGACAGACCCGCCACCGGAAACGGTAATGTCCCCCCTGTCGCCGTCACCGATCCCGCCGCCGCCCGTCGCGTCATCGGCCCAGGCCACGTCGTAGTCGCTGCCGGACTGCTTCTTCAGCACCTGCCCGATCGTCCCGCCGGCGGGCACCTCGACGGCCTTCCAGCGGGGGGTCGCAAGGTAGGCGTCGAGGGCGGCGGCCATCTCCGCCCCGGTGGGGTTGACCTCTGCCCCGGGCGCGACGCCGGCTAGCTTGGTCTTTTCGGCGTCCGTGAAGGCGTTGGTGTCGGCCTCCGCCTCGTAGGCGGCCTTGATCTCCGCGCCCGTCATATCGGCGGTCGCCGCGTCCTCGATCCCGGCGAGCCTGGCCAGATCGGGTGCGATGTCGGCCGGGAAGACCGCGCTGTCGGCGACGTCGCCGATGACGCCGCGCATCACCGCCTCGGTGATCGCGCCGGTGGTGTTGTCGGCCAGCGCCAGCGCCATGTCGGCCTGCAGCGTCGCTCTCGGTTTGCTGGTCATGGTCTCCCCTCAGATGTTGAAGCCCGGGCCGAAGCCGCGGCTGAAGCCCCCCGCCCCCGCCTGTCCGACCTCGGCCTGGGCGGCGGCCGTGGCATGCGGCAGGACGCCGTTGGCGGCGTGCCAGACGGCGATCAGGGGCCCCGGTGCGAGCGCCACGATCCGCCGGCCGGTCACCTGCGCGCGCACGTCGACGCCGCCGAGCGTCAGGGCGCCAAGCGAGACCGCCGGGATCGGCGCGCCCTCGGCCAGCGGCGGGATCAGCGTGAAGGCGGTGCCGACCGGACCGGCGGCCGGGGCGATGGAGGGCGGCTGGACGATGTCCGGTGCGGCACCGTCGAGCGCGGCCATGTCGGAGCGCAGATGGCCGATGCGACCGAGCGCGGCTGCCGCGCGCCGCAATCCACGTGCTGCCGGGGTTCTCGCCATCAGCTCCTCGCCCGCTTGCCGTCGAATTTCGTGGTGAGCCCGCTGCCGCCCAGCTCGTGGCTGACGCGGGCGACGTGCCACTCGCCGTTCAGCTCGTCGCGGAGCCCCGAAAGGGTCGCGGTACCACCAGCGAAGAGCGCCGGCTCAAAACCGGCGAGATCGACGCTGATCGACAGCGGCGCACGGCCCGCGCGCGACAGCTCGCCCTCGCAGGCCCGCGTCGCCTCCTCGGCCGAGGCGTAGAGATGGCGGAGCCGCTGGACCGGCTTGCCCGAGCCGCGGGTGATCTTGCGGCGCTGTCCGGACGTCGTGTCGGACCACCCCGCCTCGACCTGGCGGTATTCGGCTCGGCCGTCCACCTTCCAGGTCCAGGAGGCGATACGGCCGGCGTCGATCGCCACGGCAGAGATCGCGTCGCCGGCGGCGGTCTTGCCCTCGCCGCGCCGCTGCACCACCAGCGATCCGCCGGCCGGCTTGGCGGTGGCGTCGAGCGTCGCCGCGATGCGCGTCAGGAAATGCAGGTCGCTCTCGGCGGTCTGGGCAATGTAGGGCCAGTGCGCGCCGGCGACGCTTTCGCCCACGACGGGCTTCAGCTTCGCCTCGGCCGCGATCTTCGCGACGATGTCCTTCAGCGTCACCGCCTCCCAGGCGCGGGTCTTCGGGGCACGGATGTCGCCCTTCATGTCGGCCGCGGTGGCGGTGATCCGCATCCGCTGCGCCGGCCCGGCGCCGGCGACACCGTCGACCGCGTAGCGGCCCATGTAGGAGAGGTCTGAGCCGCCGAACGGCCGGCGGAACCCGAGCGAGACGTCGAGAAGCGTGTCCATGTCCGGGAAGGCCACCCGGCCCTCGCGGTCGTCGACCTCGATCTCGATCCGGTCGGCCTTGCCGCCATCCTCGTCGGTCACCGTCAGGCCCATCAGGCGGTCGCGGAAGGTGGCGCTCACGTCCTCGCCGCCAGCGATGATGCGGAAATCCGGCGTCATGTCCGCCCCCAGAGCCGGATGTCGCCGCGCGCCGCGGGAACCGCGACCGCCGGCAGCACGATCAGCACGCCAGCCGGATAGACGGGCCCGAGGTCGGCCAGATGCGGGTTGGCATCGAGCACGGACGCCACATGCGCCTCGGCGCCGAGCGCGGCCTTGCAGATCGTATCGAGCATGTCGCCGTCGCGGGTGCGGTAGACGGTCATGCCGCATCCTCCCCGTAAGCGCGTAGGGTCAGCGAGAACTCGATCTTCCGGGGGGCGCCGTCGGCGAGGAACACGCTCTTGGTCTCCTCGACGCCGGCGATGACCCAGCGCTCCCAGATCCAGCCAAGCCCGTCGACCAGCATCATCGGCTGGCCGCTGCGGGCCGAAAGCCGCATCAGCTCGACCTGCCTGAGGCCCCCCTTGAAATGGGGATAAATCACCCCTTCAAGGGTGATCTCGTCGGCGTCCGGCCCGAGGAACTGAAGCGCCGGCGCGCGGCCGAGCCGATCGAGCTTGGCCCAGCGGAATTCGGCCGAGCGGCGGAAGGTCTGGTAGGCGGAGCGGTTGACGCCGAAGCGGAAGAGCCCGAGCGCCATCATCACCAGGCTAAGCTGCATAGGCGCCACCGTCGTGCAGGTCGGGGCCCTCGTCGCGGACCAGACGGTCGATCTCGCGGCGGACCGCGCGGGCGATCTCCGCGGCCGACTGGCTCGGGGCGGCGTTGATGACGATGTCGCCGATGCGGATGGAGCGGTCGCCGCCGCCAGCGCGGAGCGCCCGGAGGTCGCGCGTCGAGATCACCGCACCATCGGTCCGGGGCGAGAAGAATTCCTGCCCCTCCTCCATCCAGCGGTAGATCATGCCGGCCCGCACCGGGCCGCCGAGCGCCCGCTGGCCGTCAGGGGCCGCTGCCGGTGGAGCGGTGCCCGGGGCGGGCAAGAAGTCGGAGCCTTCGTTGAACGACCAGGGCTTTTCCTGCCACAACGGCGGCGGCGCGAACGCCTCAGCGATCCAGCCCTTTATGTCCGCCAGAATTTCCTTCATCCGCGCCCAGAGGCGCTCGAAGAAGGCGGCGACCTCCTCCCAGTTCTGGTAGATGAGGAGCGCCCCGAGCGCGATGCCCGCTATCACCAGTACGATCGGGTTCGCCCAGGCGAACCGGCCGGCGGCGACGAGCGCCACGCCGACGCCGCGGAGGATGCCTGGCAGTGCCGCGAGCGCCGCCGACCCGGCCGCCCAGACGATGCCGGCGAGCGCCGGCAAGGCCAGCGCCGCGCCGATCGCGATCCTGCCGAAGGCGAGCGCGATCCCGGTCAGGGTTTTCGCAAACAGCAGGCCACCGATCATGGCCGCCAGCTCCGCCCAGCCGCCGAGTGCGTCCTTCGCCCTGATGATCCAGGGCGAGATCTCGCGCCAGACCGCGACGACGCCCGTGCCGATCTCCCAGATCGCCTCAAGCGTGGCGAGGATCGCCTGGGCGACGCGGTCGGCCCACTCCTGCAGCCGCCCGTCGCGCGACATCTGGTCGAGAAGGTCGAGCAGGCTCTTCAGCCGCGACTTGAGATACGTAAAGACACCCGAGCCCATGACCATGCGCTGGAACTTCGTCCAGTAGTCCCAGAGGTTCGAGACGATCCCGTCCCAAGTGCCCGCCATATCCTCGGAGGCTCCCTTGTTGGCCTCGCCGAGAGCCTCGACGAGGAGCGCGATCTCCTCGCGGCCGAGCGCACCCTTGCTGGCCATCGCCTGCACCTCGGCCGTGGTCTTGCCGAGCTTGCCGGCCAGCAGGTCCCAGACCGGCACGCCGCGCTCGAGCATCTGCAGCGCTTCCTCGCCCTGGAGCTTGCCCTTCGACCAGGCCTGGCCGAGCGCGAGCACCAGCCCGTCGAGCTGCTCGGCACCGCCGCCGGTGGCCGCCATCGTGTCGACAAGCGCCTGCATCGAGCCGTTGGTCGGATCGATGCCGAACGCCTTGAGCTTGGCATAAGCCGCGACGGTCTGGTCCATCTGCAAGGGCGTGCGTGTGGCGAAGCCCTCGATCCAGTCCATCGCCTTCTTCGCGCCCTCGGCCGAGCCTTCGAGCGTGGTGAGCTGGACCTCGAACCGCTCGAACTGGGCGGCGGGCTTGACGAAGGTGGCGGCGAGCCCGGTCATCGCGGTGCCGTAGGCGGCGAGGAGGCCGGTGCCGACGGCGGCGGTGCGGCCGAGGTCGGTCAGGCCCGAGCGCATCAGCTTCGACCCTGCCGAGACGCGGGCGGCGTTGCGGCTGAACCCGTCGCCGGAGAGCCGGTCGATCTGGCGGAGCGCCGCCCGTGCCGGCGCGGTGGCCCGGTCCACCAGCCGCAGGATCAGCGAGATGTTGAGATCACTCATCTTCGGCCTTCGTCCCCGCCCGCGCCCTTGCCCGCGCCCACCAGCCCGCCAGCTCCTCGGGCGCCATCGGGTCCATGTCCGCCGGCGCCCAGTGAAAGACGGTGGCGATGTCCGCCATCGCCTCCTCGATCTCGTCGGGCAGCTCTACCGGCCCGGCAGCTCCGCCGCCGCCAGTTGCTCCGCGGTCATAAAAAAACCGACCACCGTGCCGGCCAATGTCAGGAAGTCTGCCGGGTCGAGGGTCGCGACCTCGTCGGGCAGGAGCGCCGGCGTGCTGACCCGCGGCAGGAGCCGAAGCATGGCGTTGACGTCCATCTGCAGGACGTCGGTGAGTTTCAGGCCGCGCAGCGCGCCGACGTCGGGCCTGCGCAGCGAGACGCTGGTGATCGCGGGCCCGCCCTTGCGGTCGACGGGCGCGGTGAGGGTGACGGTGGTGTCGCTCATGGTCCTCTCCTCAGATGCCCATTGCCCGGCGGATGTCCTTGAGCTGGTCGACGCCGCCGATCACCCGCTTGGCATTCACGAGGTCGATCTCCATGATCTCCTCCCCGTTGATCTCCAGCCGGTAGTAGCGGACGTCCATCGCCAGTTTCAGCGATGACCCCGCGCCCTGGCCGGGCTTCAGGTCGCCCGTCTCGGTGGCGGTGATCAGGCCGCCGATCGTGGCGATGATCGTGTCGGCATTCGCCGTGTCCTCGCCGAGCTGGGCGGGGCGCAGGACGAAGCGTTCCTGCCGGCCGAGCGCCTTGAAGAGCACCGGGTCCCATTCGGCGAAGGTGATCTCGGCCGACATGCCCTCCATCCCCATGTCGAGGCCGACGGGGCCGTCCATCCCGGCGCCGCGGTGGCCCTCGGTCTGGATTTTCGGCTGCGGGAGCTTGGCCTCGGTGGCGCGGCCGAAGTAGCTCCGGCCGTCGACGAAGGCGTTGAAATTGCGGATCGTGCGGGGAAGCGACATGGGCTGATCTCCTTAGCTGACGGCCGCGATCTCGCCGACGAGCTCGTCGTAGTAGTCGCCGTTGCGATGGGCCCGGAAGGTGAGGTGCTCGAGCGGCGCGGGCGGCTCGATGTCGAAGTCGAGGTAAAGCTCGCCATTGGCAAGCGTCACCTGGGTGTTGAGCTCGGGGTCGAGCCAGACGCTGCCGCCGAGGAGCGCGCCGCGCGCCACCAGCGTGTTGAGGTAGCCCTGCACGCTGTCGCGGATGTCGAGGATCAGCTGCTGGCTGAACGGCCGGTCCATCGCCCAGAGGTGGGCCGCTTCGATGCTCTCGTAGATCATGTCGGCGGTGCGGCGGACCGGCAGGAACGTCCAGATCTGGTCGGCCGAGAGGCTGCGGTTGCCCCAGAGCCGGAACCCGTTCTGCTGGACGATCGTCGCCACCCTGGCCTCGTTGAGCCGGTTGGCCTCGGTCTCGGCCGAGGAGAGCTTGAAGCTGACCGGCCGGGCGGTGCCGCTGATCCCCTGGACGATCGTGTTCGAGGGCGAGAACCAGAAGCCGAACTCCTGGTCCCGCTTCGAGATCATGCCGGCGACATAGGCCGAGGCGGGGCGCGTCACATAGGCGGCGGTGACCGTGTCGAAGACCCGCACTGCCGGATCGACGATGTAGAGCCGGTCGGAGCCGTGCTTGCCGGCGTCCGCGATCGCGTCGGCCTCGACGGTATTGGGCCCGTCGGCGATCACCACGGCGCGGAGCCGCGCGGCGATCGAAACGAGATTGACGGTCACCGGCCCGGCGGGGTCGGCCGCCGGCGTCGAGGTGAAACCCGGCGCCGCGAGGATGCGGGGCGTCTGCCCGGTGACGCTGCCCGCGGTAAGAAGTGCCCACGCCCCGGTCTGTGCCGTCTCGTCGCCGGCGACCGCCGCCAGCGTCGCCGCCGCGTCGGCACCCTCGGCGACCCGGATCACCACCGCGACGTTGACGCCCTGGGCATAGATCGCTTCGTAAGCGTCCTTCAGCGTGCCGGTCGCGCCGAGAAGCGCGGCCTGGCGCGGGCCGGTCACGAGGACCGGCGTGTCGGGCGGAAAGACCTGGGCGTCGGCGAGCGGCGCGGTGCCGACGATGCCGACGATCGACGACTTGACGGTGAGGATCGGGCGGATGCCGTCGTTGATCTGGACGACCTCGGCACCGTGCAGGAACTGTGCAGGCATGGGTGGCTCCTTTCAGGCGGGCCAGTAGCGGTTGTCGGTGTAGTCGGCGGGGATCGGAGCCATGTCCTTCAGCGCACGGGCTGCGCCGATGAAGGCGGCCTCGCGGACGGCGATCGCCTGGGCAAAGAGGAACATCGTCTGCGCGTCCATCGGCACCGGCGTGTTGTCGGCCGCGATCCAGGCGAAGTCCTCCGCACCGCCGTACCAGCGGTAGTCACCGGGTTGCGCGCCGGCCACGACCGCCGCGGCGGCAAGCGAGCCGGCGCCCGCGATCCGGATCAGCGACGGCTGGTCGGCCTGGAAGGAATGGCCCCCGAACGTCGCGGTCCCGCGCAGCCGGCGGTCGCGCTCGACGGTAACGGCGTCGGCCGAAGGCGGACCCGGCACCCAGCCCGCATCGCTCCAGACGTGGCGGGCATCGGGCGGGGGGGCGGGGCGGGCCACCGACCCGGCCGGGGCGTCCTCGGCCCGGTCGAAGGCGCCGGCATAGCTGCCGTCGGCGGCGGAGTAGTGGAGGACGGTCATGCGTAGGCTCCGATCTGCAGTACCCAGCTGCCGGGGGACGGGATGAACGACTGGCCGTTGTAGTGGGCGGTCTGGATCGACGGGCCGTTCGCGCCGACCTTCACGATCAGCTGCGTGGCGGTCTTGCGGACGGCGAGGCCCTCGTTGGCGCTGCCGAACGGATCGCTGTCGACCTTCGCCTCGAGCACGTCGCCGACGGCATAGCTGTGCTCGGCGATGACGCATTTGATCGCGAGCGCGATGAATTTTGGCGCGCCCCCAAGACCGTGGTTAAGGGTGATCGTTCCGCCGCCGACGATCGCCAGATCGTCCCAGGTCTTCTCCTTCGTGAAGGCGGACTGGGCGTCGATCGCGTTCTTGACCCGCAGCGGCGTCATCGCGGTGGCGTTGTCGGTCCCGGCCTGTGCCTGGGCGGCCGATGCGACCGGGACCGTGATCGTCCGGTTGGCCGTCAGGTCGCCGCCGCCGGCCGCGAGCCCGGCGGTGGAGATCGTGCGCGCAGCCGGGGCGCGGGTGTTGGCGTTGTCCTGCACCGCCTTGAGAACCGCCGCCGTCGGCGCCTCGGTCAGCGAGGTGGAGGTGGAGGTGTTCACGAGCCGGACGATGCCGGCCTCTGTTACCGATGCGACGGGCAAGAGCGACAGGAGCCGCGCCGCGACGTATTGCGCGACACGCAGGGGCGTCATCGCCTTGGTGTTGTCGGTGCCGGCCTCCGCCTCGGCCTGGGAGGCGACCGGGACCGTGATCGTGCGGTTGGCCGACAGGTCGCCGCCGCCGGTCGCGAGCCCGCCGCCGGTGACGGTGATCGTCTTCGGCGCCCGGCCGTTGGCGTTGTCATTCGCGGTCTTGACCGCATTCGCCGTCGCCGCCTGGTCGGTCGCGGAGGAGGTGACGGTGTCGTTCAGTCGGACGATGCCGGCGACGGCCGTCGTCGCCGCGCCGATCATCGCCTGGACGGCGGCAAGCTGGTCCTTCAGCCAGCGGGTGCGGCTGGCGAGCTGCCAGGCGGCAATGTTCGAGGCGCCGGCCTTGGTGGCGATGTTCGGCGGCCCGCCGACGACCGGGTCGGTCGTCTCGAGCTGGTAGATGCCGGGCTCCCAGGTCGGGGTTTCGGGCAGGTCCGCCATCAGGCAACTCCGTGGCTGTAGACGCCGTCGTGGAAAATCGCGGCGTCATAGAGGTTGAGGGCTTGCGGATAGGTCATCGCCTTCAGGTGGCAGCGCGCCGGCGCGACCCGTCCGAGGAGCTTCCGGACCCGCGCCGCCTGGGCGATCGAGATCGGCCGGTCGATCTCGATGCGGTATTCTGCCCAATGGTCTGAGGGTGCATGGGTGTGCGACCCGTCGGCGGTGAAGGCGCCGTCGTGGCGGCTCGCCGTCCAGCGCTCGAAGAGCCGCGCATCGGCGATGCCGGCGGTCTTCATGCCGGAAAGGATCGCCGCCACCGTGCCCTTGCGGCGGTGGTCGCCGACCGAGGCGGCGATTGCCGCCCGCTTCTCCGCCTCGGTCCAGCCGGCGTCCCAGTCGTCGACCGACAGCGCCCAGGCGAGCCAGGGCAGCATCGCGGCCGGGCAGGCAGCGGGGTTCCAGAGATCGCCGACCGGCACCGCGACCTCGCCCGGCCGCGCCGTGGCCGCCTCGAGCGCAGTCTCGACCGGGGTCGATGTCGGGGGGAGGATGCCGGTCATGCCAGCACCACGGCGAAGCCGGTGCAGACCGCCGCCTCGGTGGCCGCCACGACGATCTCGGCCGCCGGCGAGGCCAGCGTGGCGCGGGCGACGCCGGGCTGGTGAAGGGCGGCGTAAAGGCCCGACAGCGTGACGTCGCGGCCAAGCGCATGGGCGGCCGCGACATGGGCGGCGACCGCGGCCTGAGCGGCGGCAAGGACGAGCGCCGGATCGGGCCCGTCGAAGACTTCGATCACGGCATCGACCGCATAGGGCAGGATCACCGCCGGCTGGACGTCCACCAGATCGCAGAGCGGCCGCACGTCCTGGGCATTGAGCGCGGCGGCGACGGCAGCGAGGACGGGCGCCGTGGGCGTGCCGTCGCCCTCGTGCGACAGGACCGTCACCCGCACCTCGCCCGGGCTCGGGCTGTCGACGTGGACGTCCTTGACCATCGGGCTTGCCGAAAGCGTGTGGAACACGTAGGCGCCGACCGGCCCGGCGGTCGAAAAACCCTCGAGCGCGAGCTGGGCGCGGGCCCGGAACACGGCGTCGCTCTCCCGCGTCTCCGGCACCGGCGGCGCCGCCGCCGGATCGCCCGGGTCGATCACGAGGCGCATCACCCCGAAGAGCGCGGCGAGGTTGTCGAGATCGGCGCCGGTCGCGGTCGCCAGCATCACCGCCCGCGCCGCATCGTTGACCCGGGCGCGGATCAGGAGCTCCCGGTAGGCGCAGACCTCCAGGAGCTTGACAATGGGCTCGCTCTCGAGCGCCAGTGCGGGCGCCAGTTCCGGCGCGCGGGCGGCCAGGTCGGCCTTCATCGCCGCGAGGATGGCCTC